CAGCATATCAAAGATAGGCATACAAGCCTTAACAGTATGATTAGCAAGCCCTTCAGGAGTCAAATTATTTTTGATACCATCAACCCATCTAGACTGCTCTTTATACCAATCGGGAAGAATATCCTTAGCGGGAATAGGCGCATCAAAAACGCGCATGTATCTATCGCTAGGACTATGAAATTCAATTGTAGGCATATAGATCCTTTCTGGTAGGTAGGCGGGGAGGGAATCGAACCCTCACACCCGAAGGCTACGGATTTTAAGTCCGCTGCGTCTGCCTATTCCGCCACCCGCCCTCATTTTCCATTAACAATAGCCCGCAAACCACGAGCACCATAACTCATCATATACGGCTTACCACTAGTGATAAACCAGTAACCATTATTCCAATTAGGATACGTCGTAGTGCCCTGCAAGTATTCCGTCTGAGGGATACTGAAGAAGCCACCCAACTCTCCAACAATATACTCACCACTAGGATCCCAACCCATAGCACAATGATGCGTATGAGCCGTAAGCACATGACACCGCTTAGAAGCGCTAATAGCAAGAGGATTATTCAGAGGACTCTTAGAATACGAGTCAGGATGAGCAATAAAATACCGCTCCTTACGACTCGTGATATAACAATGATCAAGATTAGTGAACTTCAACTTGCAACCATGACGAGGCACATCCTCAAACACTTTCGTCATGCTGTCCACAAACGACTCACGATACTCCGCGCTCTTCGTGTACCGATAATCATGATTACCGCGCAAAAACACAATCTGCTTAAAATTACTACACAACACTTCCATCAGGTTACGAGCCTCAAACAACTCCTTCTCAATGCCAGCGCTCTTCTGCTTAGGCATATACTGACTAAGAGAGTCGCCATTGAGAAAGTCTCCAGCGATCAACAGGTTAGTATAATCAGCGGCCTCTACAAGAAACTCGTTAACAAGATCAGCATCATACAAAGGCACATGCCAATCTGCCGTAACGGCCCAATCACCCTTCAACTCCAAGGGCTTATCTAGACCAAACTCAAAACGATTCTTATCATTAGTATCTACACGCAGACCCATCTACATTTCTCCATTCATAATCATCGTCAGAGCATAAATGCCATCATCCATGCGGCGAATGATCTGACGTTTACTTACATTCATTTGTTCAGCCTGCTCTTGAATAGGGTTACCCCAAACGAACACACCAATTAGCGTATTATACAAATTAACACTCACACCACGAAGACGCTTAAGACCATCATCAAGATCCATCTTTGCGGCGTGAAGATCATCATCAGCACCAGTGAGGACAGCAGCAGTAAGCGTACTATAATTCCTCAGATACGTCTCTACCGTGTCCTTCTCGTACTCCATGATTCATAATCTCCTCATAAGACACACTATGCATGTGTCGTAATCGTTTAATATACCTAACCCAATCTTTCATTCTATTGAAGATTGCTGTGCTGATAACTGCTGGGTCCGCATCAGGAGGACACGACCATACAGCAATCATGCCCTCCTGATACAGATCATCATACTCGGCTGCTCTGCGGAACTTGTAAGCAGCATCAGCAATTAGACGCTCGTATTCCCTGACTCTGATTTCGTCAGGGCCTAGCATTAGAACGGGAAGTCGTCGGACGCAGGCGTCTCGTCAGCGACGGCAGCCTTTGTCTTCTTAGCGGACTTCGGCGTCGGAGCGGCACCAGCAGTAAGATTATGGATCACATTAGCAGACAGGTTGTAGTACGTCTGCTGCTCACCACTCTTGTTCTGGCCCATGCTCTGCGTGAACTTACCGTCAGCCACGATGAAGTCGCCCTTGGCGAGCGGCACGTCATCATTCTCAGGCCAGACAGTGATGTTCACCATCTTGTTATTGCCGATAGCGCGGATGGCAACGTCACGAATGTCCTTGCCACCAGCCGTGCGATCACGCGGATCAAACTGAATGATACCAGCAATCGTCATGTACTCACTCATCATTATTCTCCTTGATAAATTCGTCCCACATTTTGAGGAACAACTTGTATGGTACAACTACATATCGTCTTCCAGACCGCGCTTCTCTAAGAAAGAGTGCCCAATCCTTACCTCGTGCGTTATGCATGGCTTGCTTAAGGTCGGCATCTTTCAAAGAGAGGCGCTTCTGGTACTTGCACTCTGGAGCGAACTCCACAGGCAGGTCTACTACATCAGGAACATCAAAGCCTCTAGGTCCGGTTCTTTTTCCTCCCAGATCCCTAGCGACTTCTCGCTCCCAATCTTTCCATTGTTTACTCCGGTTGGGTGGCAGACTCATTCTGCTCGTCCCCCGGATCAACATCACGCTCAAAAGGAATCACATTATCAGGCGTCTCGTCCAGATCGTCCTCCCAACGCTTAATCTCCATACCAGACAGACGACCAACAATCTCTTGCGTCTGCTCACCAGCAGCAACAAGAACCATAGCCTCCTCATCCTCTGTAAAGATATAGAACGGCGCGTCCATCACAGCACGAACAGTAAGAAACTCTAGAACGCCAGCGATCTGCTCACCAATAAGATCAACATCACCATCGGCCTGCATGATCAACTTCTGCATCGGAGTCAACTCAATATTCTCTACATCACTCATACTACACCCCCTTTCAGAAGTGAATCTCAGTTGGTACAATACTGATACCAGTATCGGTATCTCTAATCTCTACAGCAGTGACTTCGCCTGCTTGCTTGCGGCGAGACTTGAAGTGAATCAAGTTGAAGGTTCCGGGCGCTACAGCCCTAGCCTCCAAGCCACAATCAACGGCAGCGCCAATATCACTACTGCCACGAGTACGAACATAACTAGAATTGGCCTCTCCTTTGTTCGTGTGGTGCAATACCATTATAGCAGCACCAGTCTCCTTTGTCAAAGCATTGATGCTATCATTAAACAACGCAGCCATAGCACCAGCATTATTCTCATCCTGCGTATGCAAGCGGGTGAGAGAGTCTAGCACGATGAGCGTGGGCTGATAGAGGATAGCCTCGTCAAGAAACTTGTCGAATCTACGATCCAGCCTCACTCCTTGCCGATGTAGATAGCGGACATTATCAAAGTGCTTGAGTCCCAACTGGTGAAGCCTCTGATATACAACATCATAAGGGTTCTCCTCGTCAACATACAATACCTTTCCGTGATGATTCAACGGCCACTTGATCCACTTGTCCTCACCATTGGCGATAGCAACCGCAAGGCTAAGGCTAACCCACGACTTGCCAACATTAGGCTCGCCAACAAGCAGAGTTGTATCACCCTTTGCAATAACACCATCCACCAACCATTCGTATTCGGGAGGCTCAGCCGTAAGGTCAAGAGCATTATAATTATATGCGCCTACACCAGCCTCTCCCATGAGAGACTTGAACGTATCCATTGTGTAGGACTCAAAGAACTCTACGATATCTTTCACATCGTCGGGGAGTACGAGGCGCTTTGCCTTTGCTCCCAACTTGCCGCGAATACTACCCCAAGCCTTCTCAATCTTAGCAGCAGTATTATAATCAGCATCATTGTCAAGGACAACATAGATAGTCTCGTAGTGCTTGAGCGCATCAGCGTCGGCGTCCGACAGGAGGTATGCGCCGGGAATGCCATAAACATTCTTGACGCCCTCCTGCCAGAGCCTCAGCGTATCAGTCTCTCCCTCTACAAGAAAACACTTATTCCAATCGTCCTTAGGTCCGGAAAACATACCAAGACGCACACCCTTCTCACTGGTAAAGCGACGCTTACCCGGACCAATATACCGCTTCTTCTCACCATTAGGATAAGGAAACACTACCCACTCGTAGTCATCATCAGAGCGGATACCGAACGCTTCTAGCGTGTCACTTGTAATTCCCTTGTTATACTCAAACCACTGCTTCTGTGTTTCCGTTAGCATACGATTACTCCATTACGCGGATAAAGACTTGGACCTGCTTGGTGTTACGATCACGAATCATTACTTGCCCGCCGTCACTGTCGCTGGACGTGGACGTGTTTCCCTCTACCGCCTTGAATACGCCCTTGCTGTTAGGCGGAGTGACGACGATGCCAACGTGATCGCTAACACCATCTCCCTGCCAGTCAAACATGGCAATATCACCAGTCTGCACATTCTCCTTAGGTACCACAGTAAGCCCGTTACGCTGAGCACGAGCATCATTCACCATATAAGGACAGTAAGCCCAGCGCTTGCCCTGACTGAAAGCCTTACTACCAGCCTTGACAAAACAATACGTAACGAACATAGCGCACCAAGGACCAACCATGCCATACCAAGAAGAGAACAACACGCGGTTGGAGTTAGGCGGAGACTCCTTAACGCCCTCAAACGATTGGGCGATACGAGTAGCCTCCTGCCGCATAAACACAGCAGGATTATTCTTACGCTTCTCAGCGCGACGCTTCATCAGTAGCGTAGGCTTCTTCTCTCCAGTAAGATACGAGTGCAGGACTGGACCATACACCTGAGTGCAGTGACGCTCCTGATAACCAAGCAACCACTTGGCCTGTGCTGCGGCGCGAGCAGTACGCTCGCCGAACACGCCATCAATCGGACCAACCCAAACACCATACTCTTTCAGCGCACGCTGCGCCTCTTTAACCAACTTCCCCTTACTAAGAGGACTAGTCAACTTAAGCGTTACCATTCATCTTCTCCTTAATTTTGCGGGCCTGACGGAGAGCCTTCGCCTCCATTTTCTTCTTACCACGCTCAAGGATCTTCTCCTTGTTGCGCTCCAACTTGTTCTTCTTAATGCTACCGGCGACTGCCATCAGTATCCTTCTCCTTCCAAATCTTACGCTCCTCCAGTAGAATCAACCTATCAAGATACCATCGTGCCTTCTGCAAATCCTGAATACCACCCTTCATGTTATACCTACTGACATACTTGATAACATTACCTTGGTGATAGTTAAGGTTCATGCCTTCGATGGCTTCGATAACTTCCATGCTACCCTGCATGTAGTGTGCAGGACTATTCACTTCATCATTCATATGGGATCTTCTCCGCCCAGTTAGTTGTGCTATACTCTACGTCTACCTCTAGAGGTACGATCTTATTGATCTTCTCGGAGATCATCAACTTGGGTACATTATAGCATACGAGATCCATTTCTTCAAGGGTTACATCAAGCATGATCTCATCATGAATGATGTTAACGATATGTGAACCATATGGTTCAAGGAATGTGTTGACGTTGACGACAGCCTCTCGCATGATATCCGCTGCGCTGCCTTGGATAAGCGCGTTCAGCGCCTTGTGCGAGTCTTGTACGTGTAGACGCCTGCCATGACTAGAAACAATATAACCTCTAGTAGCCAGAGTCCTATCAATAACATCCCTAAGCCTGTTAATACCCGGTCGTGTATCATGATAATTCTTTAGTAGTTTGCGTGCTTCTACGAAGGATACGCCCAGTTGGGCCATAATCGTTTTATTACCTCCGCCGTAGATAATGCTGAAGTTGAGTGTCTTACCGATTTGACGCTGCTCGTCTGTGACGCTACTCGTGTTGAATAGGCCCTTGGCAGTCTCAGCGTGTGGATCCAATCCGGCTTTGATCTCATGTACCAGACTGGCATCGCCGATACCCACGGCAAGGTAGAATGCGAGCAACCGTACTTCGACGGCTTTATAATCACAAAATACGTACGCTGCATTCTTCGGTAGAAATGCACGTTTGACATCTTTTTGACTCCTTGGAATATTTTGTACGTTCACGAATACTTCTCCCTAATCCTATCCGCGTACTCTTGACTAATCTCTGCGACGCGCCCCTGAATCTCAGCATTATACACTCGCTGAGCAGAGTTAGAATTAATATACTGCTTATACAACAACTTATTGATATGCTTTGTTTTTGTATGTAGAGCAGTGCGGACGATCAACTCGTAATCATCAGCGACCCGCAGCATAGGATTATGCCCATTAAGTTCACGATAAACACTAGCGCGCCACGAACGAACATGATTAGGTACGCTAACGATATGACTCAAAGTTGTAGCATTAATCTCTGGGGCTTGCATAACCCACAGACCATGCTCATCATCATAATACTCTTTGCCATAACCAAACGCCCAGCCGTCAGGATAACGATGCGACTCTCCATTAGGGTGAATCTCACTACAATCAGAGTAAGCAAAGCCAACTTCGGGGTCCTGAAAAGCCTTGTTAATCTCCTCTAGGGCGTTCGGAGTCAACTCGTCATCATGATCCAACTCTACAAGAATATCTCCTTTGGCTATCATAAAACCCCAACGCTTGACCTGTCCGATGATACCAGAATGTACGTGACTACGAAACAGACTGATATTGTATCGCTCATCAGAGCAGAAACCGTAGACTTGTGACCACGTACTTGTGGTATACGAGTCATCCCAGACGATCCATTCCCACGGCCAGTACGTCTGATTCTTTAGACTATTCCATGTTCGCGCAAGAGTATCAGGACTAGTTTCGTAGGTAGGTGTGATAATACTAATCATTTGTTTGTCCTTCTTCTAGTGCATTAGTCGCTGCGGAAAAGCGTCTTTCAATAGCATCAAGACGCTCTTGTAGTTCACAAATCACACTGAACAGTCCGATAACCGATCTGTTGGTTACCCATCCGGGATCACCATTGGTTCTCGTCCAATCAATCAGTTCTTGCGCTTCTTGGTGTTGAGTTTTGTCGCTCATGCTTCTGCGCTCCCACTACTCATACGACCAGTTCTCGTGCCATGCTGACGGAAGTTAGGATGAAGAATACCATCTTTAGCCTCCTCATGCAAAGCATCAAAGTATGTAGCCTTGATCTTGTTAGCCTCTCGCAACTCTACAATCAGTCGTGCCAGTTCGTCGTCCAGCGCGGAGAGCGTGGCCTTGTCTGTCTTTCCAACATCCACGCCTCGTTCTGCGAGTGTGTGTAGAATTTGTTGGGGCGACTGTGGGTTGAACGCATCGCCAGCAAGTTCCCCAATACGACGCTTAAGTTTGTAAATCCGATCACCATACTCCTTACGCTTTTGTGTTACATACTCTCGATCAACAATCATACCTCTGGCTTCAATACCAAGCAAGGCAATAGTTAGGTTCTTCTCAATCTGGTAGAGAGGATACAGATCCTCAGGCAATCGCTTCTCAAAGTAACGATATAATCTAAGAGTAAACTCTGCGTCCTTCTGTGCGTACGGTGCAAGGATATCGTGAGGGATAGGCTCGTAGCCCTCCTCCTTCTTCACCTTGTTCTTCCTACGCCACGTTCGCAGTACCTCATCCTCGTCTGTCTCCTCGTTAAGATACAATCGGGCGAGATGCTTCAGGCTGGTAGACTCCTGCTCATTATACAAGTGAGCCATAGCCTGCGTATCCTCAAACTTCTCAACGAATAGGCTGAGGCTGATACCCGCACGACACAACTTTTGAATATCAAACTTGGCGTTATGCATGATAATCTTATCAGCATCATGCAAATACTGCTCTGTATCACTTATGATATCATACCACTCGGCGTCTGATACTTGTCGCTTATCAAACACTACGGACTTTTCATGCCAAGCAATACTAATCATAAAAGCCTCGTCATGCCAGCCTACACCAGTAGTCTCAGTATCAATAGCCAGTAGACCCAAAGCCATTACTCCCACGCATAGAATGAATAATCATACTATCATCACGACTAAGATGATGCTGCTCAACAGGAGCGATAAATAGTTGGGCTATACGCTGACCATCTGTAATACCCCAGTTCTCATCACTCATATTAGCCACAATAATATTAAGTTCTCCTGCATAACCAGCGTCAATAACTCCCGGAGCATTAAGAACAAACATGCCGGTCTTCGCCGCTAGACCACTACGACTCATGATAAGGCCACAATAATCATTAGGAATATCAATAATCAATCCGGTAGGGATTGTAGCCCATTTCCCAGCAAGAACAGGAAAATTACCATGCGCACACAAATCCCAACAAGCATCACTATTGTATACTCGGTAAGGATCATGAGCAGACTCACTGATTTTCTTATACTTAATGATCACAGCAGGCCCATGCCCTCCAACGCTCCACGAAGATTAGCCGGAGTAACATCCTTGATATCAAAAAAGGAAAGCATGTTCTCCTTGGTCGCATCCTGACCATTACGCTCAAGCACAGTCACAACCAACTCCTTAAGACCAGCATCACTCTTCATAGCCTTACGCTGAAGCGCCACGAAGTCGCGCTCCTCCTCGTCCCACAGGTAGAGAGCGATACCGAACTGGTGGCACGCCTTCTTCAAAGCCTCAGCCTGAGCGGTCTTGACGGCCGTGTCAGGATCAAAATTAATACCAGCACCAATACCATCACGGCTGATAATACCACGCTGAGTGGTCAGGAAACTATCATCATCCTCACCAATACTAATGACACCAATATCATCAAGCACAACCGTGAGAGTGCCCTGAACGATGGCAAGATACTGCGGCTTGCCGCTGCTAGTAGTGGGAACATCGGTCTTCAACTTCCACGAGTTAACACCCCACGCCCACTTGTGCCCAAGCACAGTGTTCAGACGATTAATGTAACCATCAATACTAACATAGTCCTGCCCAGACTGATTCTTCTTGACAAGACTAGGATGAAACTTCTCAGTAAGTTCCATAGGGATCATGCGTCCTCCTTGGGGACAGGCCAGTAGTAATCGTATACTGCTGGAGAGTTCGGATAAATACTATTATACCACGAGGGATCTTTGTATACAAGGGCTGACTTGTGTGAGTCATGCACACGATTATCGCCCCACCAGTGTGGCAACTCTACACTAGCCTTAGAATCAAACGCATCAAGATACACAAGGACAGTCTTATGAAAGCACGTATCCTTATAGCCACGACGCAACCACTCGTTACACGTAGCATTTTGATAATCAAGAAGCGCACGCTCATAACCACGCCACATACGAGTAGCGGGATGATTAACCCAACCCTTAGTATACAAACCAGCAAGAGCCTTCATAATCTGAAGTGTTTCTACACGCTGCTTACCAAGGCGCTGGCGATCAAGCACACGAACACTATGCTCAAACGTAGGTTCAGGAACGAACGTCTGCACGCATTTCTCCCTTCTTAATTTCGATTGCCTTCTTCAAACC